AAACACCAAACATCACAACACCGAAATAACCACACACAGAAAAACAAACACCAGTCGGCCCAGGGGATACCCCGGGGTGGGGTCCGAGCCGACCGCTACGCGTCAATGGCGCTCGGATCCTGAGCGGGTTTGAGAAGCGAAGTTACCCCCTCGTAACCTTGTCGTGTGGCTGCGAGGGGGTTGAGGTGGCCTAGCTGGCGAGCTTCCGTCGCTCCATGTGCTCCTCTGTGGTTCGAGCGCCTTTGCTGCTGTTGCAGCCGTAGTGGGCGAAGTCGATGTTGTCGAGGTCGTGGCGGCCGCCGCGGGTTATAGGGGTGAGGTGTTCGATGGTGCGACTCATGTTGTGCGGTGCTTTGAGTGTGGGGTCGATGGGTTCTCCGCAGAGGATGCAGGTCTTGTTGCTGGCTTCCCACTTGGTTTCGATGAGTTGTGGTGTTGCGTTGCCTTCTGCGCGTGCTGCTGCTTTTTGGGCGCGCGATTTTCTCTCTTTGTCTAGGTTGGCGGCGTATCTTATTCTGTCTGCCTCGCGCTGAGCTTCGGGGTTGTTTCTGCGCCGTTCGGTTGCCTGCTGGTTGAGTCGCTTCCGGTTTTTGTGGTAGTATTCGCGGCTGCGCTGTTTGATGTGTTCCTTGTTTTTGAGATAGTATTTGTGGCTGCTTTCGCGGATGTGCTCCTTGTTTTTCTGGGTGTACTCGCGGCGGTATGCGCGTTTGCAGGCGCGGCGGCCGTCTTTGGATCATTGTGGGGTGCAGTACTTTTGGTTTGGGTTGGTGGCGAGGAAGTCTTTGCCGCAGTGTTTGCATGGCTTGGGTTCGCGGTTGTGTGTCATCGTGCTGCCTCCTGCTTGCTTGCCCATTTGATGGTGTCGCGTCGGCTGACGCGGAAGGTGGGTGGTACGTCGTAGCGGTTCCAGTAGATGTGGCCTTTGCGGGCGGCGTTGTGGATGGTCTTGTAGTCGATGCCCGACAGTGCTTCGGCTTGGCGGAGGGTGATCATGTCGGGGTGGAGGGTGTAGACGGGTTCGCTGGCCATGTGGTGTCCTTTCTGTGCAAGAACAAATTAGCTTCGTTCCTGTTCTTGTTTCTTCTGTGAGTGGCCCCTGGGGTGGAATCCTGGGGGCTTCTCGTTTGCTGATGCACTTACTGTAGACAGGGTGGGACATGCTTGTCAAGCAGTGGGGGCCCACCAATGGTGATGGGCCCCCTTGTTGGTTTCCTCAGTGACCTGCAGGTGTCCAGCCGAGGTGGTTGAGCCTGGAGTAGTCGCCTTCGCGTTCGAGGAGGACGTGGCCGGTGCGGCCTTCCCTGTTTTTGGCGACGTGGATGTCGGCGCGGGTCCAGTCGGTGACTCCGTTCTCGTGGGGGCAGGAGAGGAGGAGGACGACGTTTGCGTCCTGCTCGATGTTGCCGGATTCGCGGAGGTGGGAGAGCTGGAGTTCACCACCTGGGGACTGTTCTGCCTGCCGTCCGAGCTGGGCGATGGCGAAGACGGGGATCTGCAGGTCCTTGGCGAGGTTCTTGAGGCTCCTGGTGTATTCGCCGATGAGTTCCCAGCGGGCGCGGCGGTCGCCGGGGGCGGCGTTGATGAGGCCGATGTAGTCGATGAAGGCTGCGGTGAGGCCGTGTTGGCGGTGGAGGAGGCGTGTGGTGGCTACGAAGTCTCCGATGGTGAGGTTGGCTCGGTCGTCGAAGTGGATGGGGAGCTGCCGGAGGTGGGGGGCGGCTGCGGTCATGCGGGCTTGTTCGTCGGGGGTGGGGTGGCGGCGGCGGGTTACTGCGTCGCCGGGGACGTTGGCGATGTTGGCCATGATGCGTGACCAGAGTTCGCGGCCTGCCATTTCGAGGCTGGCGAAGTAGACGTGGCCGGTGTCGGCGAGCTCTGCGGCGGCTTGGAGGGCCAGGAGCGATTTTCCAACGCCCGGTCTGGCGGCGATGACGTAGAGTCCGCCTGGTTTCCAGCCTCCGATGATTTGGTTGAGGTCGGGCCAGGGGGTGGGGGTGAAGGGTGTTGCCTTGGTGGTGAAGTCGGTGATTTGGGTGAGGCAGGTGTCGTTGTTGACGAGGGTTGTGGAGCCGGTGCTGACTTGGTTGAGGAGTTCGCGGATGCTGGCTTCTGCGTCGCTGGGATCTCCGCCGGCTTCGATGATTTGGAGGCCCCTGGTGCAGGCGTCTGCGAGGTGGCGGCGGGCTGTGTCGTCGATGAGTTTGTTTGCGTAGACGCCTGCGAGTCCTCGGTGGGAGATGAGGGTGAGGTCCATGATGTCGAGGAGGTAGTCGGGGGTGACGTGGGCCTCGGCGATGGAAGGGAGCTTGTCGAAGATGAGTTCGCGGGTGATGCCTTGGCCAGGGTTTTTGGCCTTGTGGTCTTCGATGAGGCGCCAGATGGCGGCGTTTCGGGTGTCTGCGAAGTGGTGGGGGTGGATGTTATCGAGGTCGAGGAGGACTGTGGGGTCGCCGCTGAGGGCGAGGTCGATGATGGTGGTTTCGGTGTTCATGTGTGGTGGGGGTTGGTGGGGGCCCACTGGTGTTGTGGGCCCCCAGGGTGGTTATGGAACGTCGTAGGTACTGGAGAGTGGAACCATGTCGATTGTTACTGTGACTCGGTTGTCGTCTCCGGGCTCCCCGAATGTGATCTTCGGTACTAGTGGGTCATTCGGATTTCATTGGATGACCCTTGGGGAGGTGGGTGAAGAGCTTCCGCATAACTGCGTGCTGAAAATCGGAGAGCTCTACACCCATGAATGCGTCCCGCAGAGCTGCGAGCTCACTAGTGGGGACTGCGGCGCATTCGCGCCACGCGGCGATTTCGTCGCCGGACCCGTCCGGTATGACGGTGGAGCCCGTGCAGGGGCCATTGAGGATGTAGTAGCCGAATTCTGGGTCGTAGACATCAACTATGGTTGCGATGGCTCCATGTATGTCTTTATTGTTGTGTTTTCCGTTGAGGATTTGGATGAGTGGTGCAGTGGGGTGGGGCGTTGGTTAGCCTTTCGTGATGTGGTTGGCGATACGGATGACGTCAATGAGGAGGCGGATCAGCGCTTCTGTGCCTGCCTGCGTGTTGAAGGTTGAGGCTGCGGTCGAGATTCGCGCGGTGCTGCCGCCTGTGATGCTGTATAGGGGTGCTTGCTCATCGAGGTGTCGCGCTACGGCTCTGGCATCAATGAACACCTTCTGGGCACTGATGGGCAGGTCGCTTGCGATTGCGTTGGAGAGGATGATGGTGGCGGCAGTGAGTTGGCCGAGGGCGCTGAGTGCGCCCTCTAGGGTTATTGGGGTGATGCCGGATCGTGTTGCGCTGGCGATGAGTTTCGCTGCTGATGCTGGGGCGGTTGGTGTGTGGTCATCTACGATGAGGGTGAGCCACCTGTCGGGCCCTGCTGCGGCGACATGGAGTGCTTGGCGTGGGGTTAGCATGGCGGGTTCCTTTCGGCTGTGTTGATGACTGGAATATAGACAGGGTTGGACAAGGTCGTCAAGCCCTTCCGCAGAAGCGGTCGGCCCGACTGTGCCGATGGGATGCTTCTGGCGCACCCCATCGGCGACCTCAGTAGTGCTTAGGCCGTCATCCAGCCTCGCCCGACCTGGCGGTACAGGTATGCCTGCACCTCAGGCCATCCCGGGTTGCCGGGGAGGCCCATGTGTGGCTTCCAGAAGTTGATGATGCCGTTGGGGTCGATGTCGTGGTCGATGCAGGCGTACCAGAAGTCTTCCTTGGTGGCTTCCTTGCCGGTGGCAGGGTTGACAGCTGGTGCGGCCTGGTCGGAGTTGGGCGTGTCAAGCTCATCCTCCCAGCTGCCCGCACGCAACCATGTGGCAGGGTAGGGGATGTACTGCGGCTCGGTACCCTTAGCCTTCCACGCGGCCTTCTGGCGCTGGAGGCCGTCGAGGAGTTCCTTGGGGGTGACTCCGCGCTTCAGGGCTGCCCGGTACGCCTTCTCGGCGTCGAGCTTCTTGACCTTCTTGGGGTAGTGGGGCCACCACTCCGCGAAGCCGTCTGCGGGCTTCTCTGTGGGCTTGGCGGGCGCCTCGGGGGTAGGGGTGGCCGGCGCGGGTGCTGGCGCGCTCGCGGGCACCTCAGGGGTCTCCTCGCGGGCGTATCCGCGCTCAGCGTCTTCGCGGCGGCGCATAGCTGAGTCATCCCAGCCGTCGATACGCCACGGGTGCCAAATGTAGAGGGTGGCGATCTTCTCATTGTTGCTGAAGCGCGGGACGCGGGTGATGACGCCGAGCTCTTCGAGGATGTTGAGGGAGCTCTTTACGGCGGTCTTGCTGGCGCCGATGTCCCGAGCGAGCCCCTTGATGGAGGGCCAGGCGCAGAGCTGGTCGTTGTACTCGGGGTGGATGTTGACGCGGTTGGCGATGGCGATGGCTGTGAGGCGTCCGTTGCCCTTGATCTTCTCAGGGAGGTTGAGGGCTTGCATGATCGCAGTGAATGACATATGCTTTCACTACCTTTCTTGTGTGTGGGGGTCAGCCTTGTGATGGGGGCTGGCCCCCTTTGGGTTTGTCAGATGGTGTAGGAGCCGTTGAGGAAGCCGTTGATGAGGTCTTCCTGGCCCTTGCCGGTGATGAGCGTGGTCACGGACTCGATGAGTCGCCCGCCGGGCAGGTTGATTGGGCGCACCTGGGGTCGGACGAGGCCCTGCTCGATGCGACGCTGAGTGGGCTGGTTGCCGCAGCGACCGGCCACCTTGGTGACCCACTGGTTGTCTCGGAGCCACTGGTAGAGGCGATTCTCATCGATGTTAACGCCGTGTGAGGCGAGGATGCGGGCGACGTCGCGGACGAGGAGGTCTCCGTCGCCTGCGGTGATGGCTTTGCCGAGGGTGGTGGCGGGCTTGTCGGCCTCGATCTGTGCTTCTGCGGCTTCGGCGCGGGCGGTAGCGGCCTCAATGGTCTTCTGAGCTTCAATGAGGGCATAGGCCATGAGCTCAGGGCCTTCCAGCTTGGGTTGGAGGCTGTAGGCGCCGGTCTTACGGATGCTAGGGAGGACCTCGCCAGTGACCCACTCCTGGAACTTCACCGCCTCAGGCTTGTTTGAACGTAGTACCACTGAGTACATGCCAGCCTCGGTAACCACGGTCATCTCCTGGGGCCTCCGGGGGTGTAAATCTGACTTACACCCTTCATTGAGTCTGAGAGGCGGCGGGCCGCAACGGCGGCATTGGTGAGATTGAGGGCCTTGCAGAGGTCGGAGAGGACGAAGCGGGGCTCGCCGTCGGGCCCCATGGTGGTGCGGACCTGTTGGTCGCGGAAGGTGTGGACAACGATGTCGGACATGGTTGCTCGCTTTCTGTTGAAGTGTTCGACGGTAGGTTCATCGTAGCAGGTATGGGGCGACCCCCGCAAGGGAAGCGAGAACGAACCTTGCGGGGGTCTACATCGAACACCTCTAGTGTAGCAGGGAGGGGCCAGAATCCGGCCTAGGGTAGGTCGGAATCCGGCCTAGGGTAGGTCGGAATCCGGCCTAGGGTAGGTCGGAATCCGGCCATAGAACCAGTAACTTAACCAGTAACTTAACCTTCATACGCCCTTCGGGCTCGTGTGTGCGGCTCCGCTTCGCTCCGACCGTCGGACCGTTGGTCCTTGGTCGTCGCCTTGGCCTTCGGCTGAGTTGGTCCACGAGAGCAAGGACGAGGAGATGGTTCGTTGGCTAGTCACGTACCTTGCTCTAGTTGATCCTTGGTCGCCTGATCGAGTTGGAGCGCCCCTAGTCGCCTTCGTTGTCCTTGCCCTTCCTTGCTGCACCGAGACGGAACCTGACCTTGAGGACTTCCTTGCTCTAGCGCCAAGCAGTGGGTTGGGTTGTGGTTACGTTGGGTTGATCGTCTCTAGTTGGTTGACGCTCTCCAGAGAGGGTTGGGCCTCGGCGGCGGGCGGCGTGCACCCTAGGGGGGCTGTCAGTGGACTCGTGGGCGGCCTAATGGGGGCGAGGGCGTGTGCTGGCCTGGGTGGGGTCGCGAAAGGCGCTCAGATTGGCTTACATGGCTTCGGGCGCACCTGGGGTGTCGAACTGTCTGGAGATTCCGGTGGGTTGCGCTCGCTCCGTCGTCGCATGTAGGATGGTCATGCTGATAGAGGCCCGCCGGATGGGTCGGAGTGAAGTTTCCTTTCCTTCTCCGTATGCCCGGCGGGCCTCGCCTTTACCTACAGGCCCCCGCCGTGGTAGACTGCGATGGTCAGCCAACGAAAGGAAACCTAATGGCATCGAAGACCAAAGAGCGGACGTTCCCGAAGTGCACCCACTGCGGCGAGCCCTACCGGCCCCCGCGCACCACGGCGAAGGAGTTCCCAGGCACGAAGCCCTACGGTGGTCGTGGCACCTGCAATCCCTGCTACCGGGAGCTACTGCGGGGATACACTCCCAAGGCACTCATCGACTGGACGGTCGAGCACAAGTGTTCATCGTGCGGCCAGAAGATGCGCCCCCCACGAACTTCCGTGAAGGACTGGCCGGGTACGCGCCTCTACTCAGGTCAGGGGAAGTGCTCGTCGTGCGCCAAGGAGGTTCGGAAGACGTATCCGACAGTCCGTGAGCTGGCTGCGATGGGTCACCCGTGCATTGAGCCCTGCCCCATCCCGTCCAGTAAGCGATCCGACATCTGGTGAAAGGAGCATCCATGCTGTATCTGCTCGTCTATGGCGACAAGGCGTCCCCCGAGGTTGACGTGATCCTCTGTGATAATCACCCCGAGCGCACGAATGATGGCACCCTGATTTTCAGGAATGAGGGCCAGAAGGACATGTACGTCTACCCAGGCGACTACCTGTCGATCCAGCATGCTTACTTCGGCGGGAAGGATGCTAAGCCGTCGTTCCTGTTTGATATTCGTGAGGGTTCCCCCTCGAATGAGGGTGTGTCTATGACCTATCCGGGGGATGTGCGATGAGCGCCGTGGAGAAGATCGCGTCGGTACATGAGAAGGTGGCGCTGGCCGCCATGGATTGTGCTGCGGATGAGCTGCGTGACGCCTTGAATGATGCTGACCAGTGTGGGGCGTGGGATGTTCCGGCGCATAGGCGTGACGCCGAGCAGGATGAGGCGGTTATCCGCGTTCAGGGGGCTCAGGAGGCCCTGGAGGGGCAGTTGGAGATGTTTGTGGGCGACCGGTACGGCTTCGACTCTAGTGTCGCATTGGAGGTGCTGTGATGAGTGTGGATGAGTTCCGCAGTGTCCTTGATCGCCTGAGGGTTGCGCGGATGGAGTTGGATGACTGCGAGTCGCTGGAGCTCGGTGACCCTTTCATCGACGATGCGTGGAATGCGTACCTGACTGCGCGCATTGACACTGAGAATGCGATCACTGACCTAGTGCAGGAGCTGAGTGGTTTCTACGTCCTGGCCCAGATTTCCAATGTACACGTTGGGGGAGTGGAATGATTGACGAGAGCTTGGCTGCTGAGGTTGAGATCGCCGTAGATGAACTGTACTTGGCGGCCCGCTATTGTGACTCGTGTGAGCGGGTGGGAGTAGATGGCGACCTAAAGGATAAGGCTGACCGTGAGTTCATTGACGCTCGTAACAAGGTTGAGAGCGTCCTCAGTGACCTGCTCGCAAGGTGTGATGTGCGCGCTGTCGTCGAACTGCATGGGATCGAAGTAGATGGCGTGGAGTAGGCAGTCTAGGCGCCGTAAGGAGCTCCCTAAGGATTGGGAGAAGATTAGGCGCACGGTCCTTAAGCGTGACGGCGGGCTTTGCGTGTTCTGTGGCAATAAGGCGAATCAGGTGGATCACATCTTCCCTGACGGGCCGCATGTCCCAGACAACCTGAGGAGCCTCTGCCAGCACTGCCATATGGCTAGGACGCAGCAGCAGTCCGTCGAGGCAAGAAAGCGCCGCTATACTGGTCGCAATAAGACTCGTGGTCCAAGGCCGAAGAGTAAGCACCCCGGATATCTGTAGGAGAGTTGACGATGGGAGTTAAGGGACCGATCCCGAAGCGCAGCACGGAGGGTCACCGCACCACGCAGGCGAGGAAGCTCGATGGTGGCGTGGAGCCCGTGAATGTGGTTGCTGAGCAGGTGAAGCCTCCTAAGCCTGACCCTGACTGGCATCCGATCGCGAAGAAGCTGTGGAAGGCTGTGGAGCAGTCCACGTTCACGCGTTACTATGAGCCGTCGGACTGGATTGTTCTCTACTCAACCTGTGATGACCTGTCGAACTACAAGATGCAGGATCGGCGTTCCCCTACGATGTTGGCGGCTGTGAATACGATGCTCACGAGCCTCCTTCTCACCGAGGGAGATCGGCGTCGCGTGCAGATTGAGATCAACCGCGTTGACGAGTCCGAGGCCGAGTCTGCTGGCGTGGTCGCTCTCCAGGCGTGGGCGAAGGCGCGGGCCGCGAAGTGACCGAGGCGCTCCCCGCACCCCGGGAGCGAACAGACACGCTCCCCCTTGAGCTCCCTGAACGGACGCTCGGGTACCATGCTGCCGCATGGATGATGGACAACCTCGTGCAGCCTAACGGGCCTCGCGCGGGTCAGCCGTTCATCCCGACTGACAGGCAGATCGAGTTCCTTGCTCATTTCTACGCCCTGAATCATAAGGGTTCCTTTGTGTACAGGCAGGGAATTAGAAGGTTAAGCAAAGGATCCGGGAAGTCTCCATTCGCCGCTGCGTTGTGCCTGTTCGAACTCCTCGGCCCTTGCCGGTTCGATGGTTTCGACCGACATGAGCCGTTCGGGGTGCGCGCCAAGCCAATGAGCATGCCGCTCGTGCAGATCGTCGCTACGTCGGAGGCTCAGCCGCTCGCCCTAGATACTAAGGTGCCCGTGGAGGGCGGCTGGAGCACTGTGGGAGACTTGAATGTCGGTGACATGGTGTATGGCAGTGATGGTAACCCGACTCCCGTGCTCGGTAAGACTCGCGTGTTCACTGACCATGACTGCTATCGAGTCACCTTTGATGATGGGACGACGGTTGTTGCCGACGCCGCCCACGGGTGGACAGTGGAGCGTCTGCGCCCGCATGGTGACCGTTTCGACGTGGCGACTATGAGCACCGAGGAGATGCGAGCCTACCTGCACAGCGGCCGCCGACGTAGCCTGCGTATCCCCCTTGTTGCACGCCGCGGCGGGGGTAGTGCTCCGACCTTGATCTCTCCTTACATGCTCGGCTACTGGTTGGGCGATGGTGACGCTGCTGGCTCTACGATTGCTCTCGACTGGCGTCGCCGCGACGAGCTGGAGGCGATCTTCTCTGGTGAACTGGAGTGGTGGGACGACATCAAGGCTGACCTCCAGAAAGCCAATGACGGGCGCTTCTATATCCGTCGCCGTAGGCAGATGTGCCCCCGCGGCCACTCCTATGCTGAAGGTGACCCGAACCGAGTCATGAGCAGTTCTGGTCACCCGATGTGTCGCCGCTGCAACAAGGGCGACAGGGAGGGGATGAAGGACCAGAAGCTCCTGTCGTTCCGTGAGCGCCTGCGTGAGCTAGGCGTGCTGGGTAATAAGCATGTGCCTGAGGAGTACCTGCGCGCCTCCTATGAGGATCGTCTGGCGCTCCTGCAAGGGCTCATTGACTCCGACGGCACTGTCACTGAGAAGGGTCAGGTGCAGTTCAAGAACACGAACACGAACCTCTTGGCGTCGTTCATTGAGCTTGCCGAGTCTCTGGGGCAGAAGTGCTTCGTGTATGATGGCGGTTTCGGGTCTCGCTTGGTGAAGTTCATCCCACAGCCGGGGTTCCCTGCTGCTCGCCTGGCGCAGCACAGGGCCAGGCTCCCGCGCGAGCAGCGACACCTGTCGGCGTATCGGCGAATCGAGTCGATTGAGCCCGTTCCGAGCGTCCCAGTGCAGTGTATTCAGATCGGCACAGAGGATCACCTCTTCCAGGTTGAGGGTGGCGTGCTTACGCACAATACTCAGAATACCATCCGCATGGTCAGGGCGTTCTGCCAGAAGAAGGGATCGCTCGCCCGCAAGTATGACCTCGAGGTGGCGAAGACGTTCATTGAGGCGCCGGGCGGGGGGAAGCTCCAGCAGATGACGTCCTCTGCGCACTCCATGGAGGGTGGTGAGGTGTCCTTCGTTGTGGGGGATGAGCTTGAGCACTGGCTGCCCGCGCAGGGCGGGCCGGCCATGCTGGAGACGATTCAGCAGAACGCGGCGAAGATGGGTGGCCGGTTCATGGGTACCTGCAACGCGTGGGTGCCTGGAGAGCAGTCGTCGGCTGAGGCGATCTTTGAGGCGTGGTGCGATCAGGAGGATAGTCTCACGCGCGGTAAGACGAAGATCCTCTACGATGCGCGTATCGCGCCCCCGAACACGGTTTTAACGGACGAGCCGGAGGAGGGGCAGGTTGGGCTCACGAAGGCCCTGGAGTACGTGTATGAGGACTGTCCGTGGGTGAATCTGGAGTCCATCAAGGAGCAGATTTGGTCCCCCGAGTACCCTGAGTCGCGCTCCATTCGCTTCTTCCTTAACCGCCCGAACGCGGCTGAGGCGTCCTGGATCACCTTGGAGGAGTGGACGCAGCTGCGTAAGCCGGACCGTAAGGTGGAGCCTGGGGAGCGGATCGTCATGTTCTTCGACGGCTCCAAGTCGAACGACCACACTGCCCTCGTGGGGTGCTGCATGGAGGATGGGCACATCTTCAAGATCGGGCACTGGAAGCCCGAGAAGCCCCTTGGGGTTGTGAATGTGGCTGCCGTGGATGCGGGGGTTAGGAAGGCGTTCGACACCTACAACGTGGTCGCGTTCTGGGCTGACGTGCGCGAGTGGGAGTCGTTCACCCGCACAGCGTGGCCTGAGGACTTCGGAGACCGCCTGATCGTCCCTGCGGTGCGTGGCGGCATGTCCGCATCCCCGATCGCTTGGGATATGCGGTCGCATGCTTACCAGTTCGCTGAGGCGGCGGAGACGGCGTTCACGGAGATTCAGCAGCAGACGTTCACCCATGACGGTGACTCGGCCTTGGGTGAGCATGTGTCGAATTGTCGAGTGAATGAGTTCAAGGGGCGCTGGTCGGTGAAGAAGGAGTCTCCAAAGTCGTCTAAGAAGATCGACCTCGCCGTGTGCATGATCGGCGCTAGAATGCTGTACAGACATGTGAAGAACTCGAAGGAGTGGGCGGACCTGACTGCTCCACGAGGCGAGTGGAAGGTGTTCATGTGAGCTTCCAGAAGATGATCGCCAAGTTCGCGTCGGGCGCCTACCGGCCCATCACCTATGAGGGCTACTACGAGGGTAAGCGACGCCTCGATGCGGTGGGCATCAGCCTGCCTGCGAAGGCGCGAGTCCTGGAGATTCAGGCCCCGTTCGCCAAGATGGCGGTCGATGTCCTCACGGAGATTCTCATCCCGGATGGGTACCGTGTCGCAGATGACGACAAGGCGGGTGTGGTTGAGCTTCTGCGGAAGACATGGCAGGCGAACGACATGGACTCCCAGTTCAACCTCGCTGCCGCCGAGGCCATTAGTGCTGGCGCCGCGTACTGGGTGATCGCACCCCCGGATGACGAGCATGAGTTCGCCTCGATTCGAGCTGTGGATGCGAAGCATGCTCGTGTGCGTATCAACTTCCGTGGCGAGGTCGTGGAGGGAGTTGTCCTGTATCGCCGTGACGACGGGAACGTGGGCGCCACCTACTACACGCCCGATGGCGTGGAGTTCTACGCGAAGGGTAAGTACGACTGGAAGAGCGTCGGACAGGGCCGCCAGGACCAGTGGGGGGCGTCCATCGTCCCCATGTTCAACCGTGCTCGCCTGTCCGACAAGTATGGGCGCTCCGATCTACGTGAGCTCACCTCAGTCATTGACGCCGCCTCGCGCACGCTGACGAACCTTCAGGTGGCGCAGGAGGTTGCGTCCTCCCCCATGCGCGCCGTGGTTGGTGACGGTGCGGCCGAGATGCTGGCCCAGCACCCAGACAAGATGCAGGCATACATGGGGAACCTGATCGCCATCCCCTCCGGTGGTGACGTGAAGCAGCTTACCGGGATGGCGCTGGACCCGTTCATCAACACGTACCGGTCCTACGCGCTCCAATTGTCCGCCATGACGGGTATCCCGCCGTCGATGATGGGAGTCTCCTCCGACAATAACCCGACGTCTGCGGAGGCCCTACGCGTGGCGAAGGACCGCCTCATTGCTCGCGCCGAGAACAAGCAGCGCCAGTTCAGTGACGCCCTGGAACGTGTCGGCAGGATTGTCGCCCAGGCGAACGGCATGCCCCTGAATGGGCTGGAGGCCCTGGAGGTGACGTGGCGCGACGCTGCCGCACCCTCCACGTCGGCGCAGATGGCGAACGCCCTCCAGGCCCACAGTCAGGGCATCATTGGGGATGAGACGGCGCGCGAGTTCCTGCACCTCACCCCCGAGCAGCTGCGCCGCGAGAAGGCCCGTGGAGACAAGATGGACGCCGATGCTGGCCTGGATATGCCTGAGGCTCCTGAGGCTCCCGAGGACGCGGAGGAGGACCCTAAGGGTGAGTGAGGCCCTGTTCTACAGCATTTTGCGCGGTATTGTCATGCTGTTCCGCCGCCGCGCAGAGGATGCGCTCAAGGCGTTCGAGGGGCTCCCAGAGCCGCCACCTGTGGAGCATGTGGGAGACCTGCTGACTCCGCTCATGTGGCAGGCCAGGAAGCAGGCATGGGCGGCCGCCGCCCTGTTCCTGAGGGGACAGGCCCGCAAGGCTGGTGTCCCCGAGTCGTGGGTGCCTCCGCAGCCAGGGTATTCGCCGAAGACGATCGCCCGCACCATCCGGGGCACTCAGGGGGCGTTGAAGTCCCCCGAGGGGATGAGGCGCCTGGAGCGCTCCCTGGAGGGCCATGTGCTGGCCGCTGCGCGCCGAACCGTCGCCGACGCAGTGGATACCGCACCGTCCTCCATCGGGCTCATTGAGGGCGCCCTGGATGACCTGGCGAAAGACCTCGAGGGGTTCTCTGAGTACACCCAGAAGGCGATCGTCGAGGATGTTGAGGAGGTCGAGTCCCGCCGACGCCCCCGCATGACACTCGATGAGGCTTTCGAGAAGGTCGCCGACAGGGTGGAGGAGGCCGTTCGCACACTCGACGAGGAAGAGCTCGTCAAGGAGCGCCACCGCAGCATGAAGGTGTTCTCCGATGTGCCGGACAAGTATCGGCGCAATTCGCGTGGCGAGCTCATCGCTAGGCCTTTCGCTTTCGCCAGGGTGTGTCACCCGAACAAGAATGGCCCCTGTGGTTTCTGCGCCATGCTCGCATCTCGTGGCCCGGTGTATAAGTCGTCCGAGTCTGCGGGGATTAGAGCCGATAGGTACCACGATCACTGTTTCTGTACGTGTGTAGCGGTTTTCACTTCCAAGCACTGGGAAGGGAAGGACCAACAGATCGCATTCGAACGAACGTACAATGAGGTTGTGCGCGAGCAGGACCTTCACGGCGTGGATGCCCGTCGCGCAATGGACAAGTACTTCCGGGAGAAGCTGAAGGAGCGCAAATGAGCGACACCCCCGCGCCTGAGCCCTCCGTCGTTGAAGAGACTGACGGACCTATCTCAACCACTGACTACCCCATTGAGCACACCGAGGAGACCCCCGTTGAGAGTCCTGAGGAGAACGAGGAGACTACTGCGGAGGAGACGCCGAAGGATGATGCGGAAGCTCCTGCGGATGTGGTGAGTGAACTGCGCGCCCAGCTGGCCGCCCTCACCGAGAAGCTGGAGGCGAAGGAGGCTGCCGAGCGTGCCGCCGCCGAGCTCTCCGAGAAGGAGTCGATCCTATCCAAGGCCAACATTCCGGCCCGCTTCGCATCATTCCTCACCGGAGACAAAGACTCGTGGCAGGAGCAGGTAGACGCCCTCGCCACGCTGCGCGAGCAGGCAGACGCTACGCCCGCGCCTTCAGTCCCCCGCGACCCTGCGGTGGATGCAGACCTTGAGACCGAGGATGACGGCCTGAGCGAGGCGCTCGGGTTCTTCGGCCTCGCAGACCAGTAAGGAGGGCATATGCCTGCACCCGCGTACAACCCCGACAACGAAGCCAAGATCGAGACCGTATCCAAGATTCTCGGCGCTAACGCCGGGAATGAGGCCGCGTTTCCCAAGACCGTCGTAAAGGGTATCTGGGACAACGCCATGAAGGGTTCTGTCGTTCAGGGCCTCGCCGGTAGTGTCCCGGTCTCCATTAACGGTACCGCCATTCCGATCCCGGTTGGTCAGCCCACCGCTGGTATCGTCCAGGAGGGTGGCCTGAAGCCGGTCGCTACCCTGTCCAGCAAGGTTAAGACCGTCACCCCGGTCAAGGCTGCCGTGATGATCCTCTACTCGGAGGAGACCGCCAAGGCTGACCCGCTCGGCGAGTACTCGCGTATCCAGCGCGCCCTCGGTGAGGCTATTGCTCGCGCCATCGACACTGCCGTCATCCACGGCATCGACGCGAACACCGGTACCGCCATCACCGGGAAGGAGGCCCTGACCTCCACCACGAAGGTGCAGGAGCTCGACCTGGCCTCCACTGCTACCGGCTACTTCACCAAGCAGCTGTCCGCCGCCTACGACAAGGTTGTGCTGGACGACACTGACGAGGCGGAGTTCGGTTTCGACCACTTCCTCCTGGCCCCGAAGTTCCGCAGCAACCTGGTGAATGCCCTGGATGCCCAGGGGCGCCCGCTCTACCAGCAGTCCCCCGACATTACCGCGAAGTTCGGTACCGTCCTGGGCGTCCCGGCCACCTACTCTCGCGCCGTCTCTGGCTATGAGAAGGCCAAGGTTCCGGCCGCTAAGCTTCTCGGCATCGGTGGCGACTTCAAGGACGCTCTGCGGCTCGGCTTCGTTGAGACCATCACCTACCGTAAGGCGACTGAGCGCGCCGGGGGTGTTGACCTCTTCGACCGCAACATGGGTGCGATCCTCGCTGAGGCCCAGTTCGGGTGGGTTCTGCGTGACCCGCGCGCGTTCGTGAAGATCACCAGTAAGTGACCCGGGTGGTGGCCGCCAGCGTTTTGGTTGGCGGCCACCCCGTGGCCTGGTTTCCTGAGGAGGTGGAGACGTGACGGTAGCAACACTGGAGGATGTTCAGGGGTCGCTTATGCGGTACCTGGAGGACGATGAGAAGACCTGGGTGCAGGCTCTTCTGGATAGGGCTGAGGCCCTGATCCTGTTGCGCATGCCTGACGCGGTGAACCGGTGTCGAGTTGACTACAGCTTCTCTGTCATCATGCGGATGGTGGAGGCTGAGTCGGTCTCCCGTGTCCTCAGGGCCCCTGGCGGCGGCCTCTACAAGTATGAGACAGAGGGCACGTACACCTACTCGGTGAATCAGGCTGTCGCGTCCGGCATCCTGGAGATCACCGATCGTGACTGGCAGGCCCTGTCAGCCGGTACCTCAGGGTGGGGTGTGGCTGGGGCTGAGATGGACGGATATGCGCGCCGCACTCACCTCCTGGGCGCCCTGGAGGGGCCCCTGACGGTCGATCCCACGTACCTGCGGGGACCGTCTGCCCTGGACTTCGCGGGGGATCACCCCGTGTATGACGAGGATGAGGTGACGCTGTGGTAGGGTTCCGGCCTCGCCGTGGGCGCTACCTCGAGAATGGCCCCCACGTGGTGGAGGTGACGCTTGCTGTCGTCAAGGAGGGGCGCACTGGGCGCCGCTTCGAGCGTGGCGAGACGTTCACGATCGACAAGGTGCTCGTACAGCCTTCGGCCGGCAACGCCGTGAAGGCGACGGAGAACCGCGTCATCCGCGGCGACCTCACGGACGAGACCGCCCTGAAGATTTTCGGTACCGGCCGGAAGTGGCCGGGCGGCCCGCACTCGTGGGTGAAGATCGTCAAGGGGCCCGAGTCACTGGTGGGGAAGACGTTCCAGCAGGCAGGCGAGCCGCTCACCTATGACGCGTCCCCTATGACCCGCCACTGGTCCGTGCGATGCGACACGCTCGGAACGGAGTCTCGATGATCCAGGTGTACGACAACGAGCACACGCACGAGGAGATTGCCGCCGTGGTGGCGCGTCAGCCTGAGTTCGCTGCCGCTGCCGCGAAGGTGTACGCGGAGATTGAGACTGCTGCCGCCCCGCATATTCAGACGGGGGAGCTGTCTTCCTCGTTTAGCCTGGAGCAGGGGAAGGTGGACTGGTCCATCTCCCCGTCCACAGACCATGACGTGGCGGTCGAGTTCGGCCACTACGTGTATCAGGATGCTCAGGGTCGCCGCTCTGGCCGCCAAGGAGCCCGCTATCGCACGTGGGTGCCGGGGCTGAACATCATGCGTGGCGTCGTGCACGCGAACGGGGGGTTCTGATGGCCTACGTGAATCCCCTCCCGTTCATCTACCGGTACGTGCAGGACGCGGCCGCCGCTGGCGCCACTGAGTGGCCCATCCTCTCCCGGATCGTGTGGCGCACTCACGGTGACGTGGACGACCCCATGAATGAGCTCGTGTGCCGCGTCCAGATGACCATCTCCCGTATTCACCCGTCTGGGCCGACGTTCGCGGCAACCCAGATCAGGGCACGCCTGTACATGACCGGCCCGGACGGGGATGAGGTGTCCGACGCGAGTGACGCACTCGTGCAGGCCATTGAGAAAGCTTGGAGGTTAGGAATGGTGACCTCCGAAGGCTGGGCCACTTACCTCGAGTGGACCCAGCTGCCCACACCGGAAACGGATATGGGAACCACTGCCGACTACATCAACATGGTTTCGTCCCTTCAGGTGACGGCCAGGAAGGGAGCCTGATGGCTAACCTCGGAAACAGCAAGATTCAGATCGCGGGCCGCGGCCACGTCTACTACGCCGTGAATGACACGGAGGCCCCGAACCTCGATGGGTACACCTTCGGTGACGGCACCACCCTGGAGTCGTCTGGCTGGACCTGGCTCGGTGACACCTCCTCGGAGAACCTCATCGAGTTCGAGTCCGACGGTGGCGACACCTCCACGAAGCGCACCTGGGACCGTCAGGGCGTCCGCTCCACCCGTGAGGACGTCACCAACAAGGTCACCATCAACGCCGTCAACCTCGGGGAGGACGTCATGAAGGTGGCGTTCCCCGGCTCCACCTACGATCCGACGAAGCGCGCCTGGGACATCGAGCTCGACGCCTCCAGTGAGCGCGCCATCCTCGTTGTCGTCGAGGACGGCCGCATCGTCTCCGGCTACCTGTTCCGGCGCGTCTCCCTCGCCGGAAACATGCCCTCCCTGTCTCTGGACAACTTCACTGAGGTCAAGATCGCAGGCACCCTGCTCTCCCCGAGCTCCGGGAAGACTCGCGTCCAGATGCTGGAGCCTCGCGTTGTGACCGGCGTGGGTACCGCGAAGCCGACCATCGCCTCGACTGTACCCACCTCCGGTGCTGTTGGCGCGAAGGTCGTGATTACTGGCGCCAACTTCGATGGTGTTCGCGAGGTCAAGTTCGGGGATGTCGTTGCGTCCTTCGAGAAGGACTCCGCTACGCAGATCACCACCTATGTTCCTCGCGGCGTGACCGCGGGCTCCAAGAACATTGTGGTCACGAACAACGTCGCGGCTTCGGACCCGAAGGCGTTCACCGTCAACTGACCGCCGATATACTAGGGGCGCCGCCATGTAGGGGTGTGTGGCGGCGCCCCTTCCAACACCCCATACACCCCACTGGAAGGAATGTCTCATGGCTACCAAGAAGGCCGACAAGCTCCCCCCGTTCTCCTCTCTTCCGGGGCATGAGCTGTTGGTTCCCCCGCATTCTCTGCGGCCCTCTAAGCGGATGCGACTGACGTCTGTCCTGGAGCCGTTCATGGGCGACGATACGGATGGTGTGAACCTCCTGGCTGTTCTCGCTGACGTCATGGAGGCCCTCGAGGAGGGGAGCTTCATCAATGACCTGGGCGCCTGGGACAAGTTCTATGACGACTCCAACATGGAGGACATCATCAACTTGGTCATGGCTTACGCGGGGGAAGCCGCAGGCGCCAAGAACTAGATGACTTCTTCGAGAGGCACCCGGACGCGGCGGCGGACTTCTGGGCACTGTACCGGATTGACGTCCACGGCGATTATCGGGTGTCTCTCGTGAGTCAGCTTCTTGAGCGCCTACCGCATGAGCCCTGGAGTCTGTATCGGGCGAACGAGCTGGGTGGAGACCAGTGGTTCGGGTACTCGCATGACTCTGAGAGGTTGAATGAGGCCCTGGATAGGCTGGCGCTGCTGATTAAGGCGTCTGCCACCAATAAGGCGTCGCTGAAGGACTCGGAGATGATGCCGCGGCCCACGAAGGGTAATTCGGGGTCGGTGGTATCATCGAGTGACGCGGCTGGGGTTTCTGCCCTATTTGCTGCCCTGGGGTGAGGAAGGTTAGAGATGGCCGGTAAGGGAACAGTTGGTAAGCTTTCCGTCAAGGTCGTCCCTGACCTTTCTGACTTCGCTAAGAAGCTTCGCCGCGACCTGAAGCGTATCCAGAAGCAGGTCAAGGACCTTGATATCACCTTCAATGCGGAGGTGAAGCTCGACAAGGAGTCCCTTAAGAAGGCCCGCGAGGAGGCTGCGAAGTCGGACGTCCGTTTCAAGGCTGAGGTGGACCTTAAGTCGGGGCAGCTGGAGGCTCTTCGGAAGAAGATTCAGCAGATCAAGTCCGAGGTGAAGGTTAACGCGAACCTCTCGGAGGAGCAGAAGAAGAAGCTCCAGGAGAGGCTCGACAATATCCGCACTGCGGTCACCCTGTCGACGCGCCCGGGCGACCTCGCTAAGCTGAAGCGGGACGTTGAGCGGGCCGCCGGTGACGTTAAGGCTGGCCTGACGGTGAACGAGAGGTCGTTCCGTCAGTTCCAGGCCCGCCTGAACAAGCTGAAGGCTGACGCGTCTGTCGGCGTGAAGCTCGACCCTTCCGCCACTGCGGAGTTGCGGAAGCGCATTGAGGCTCTCAAGGCTGACGTGGATGTGCATGCGAAGCTCTCGGAGGAGCAGAAGAAGAAGATCAAGCACGAGCTGAACAAGCTTGAGGGTAAGGCCACCGTCAACGCCGACCTTGATGACGGTAAGGCCCGCTTCGACCTGAAGCGCCTTACTCGCTCCCGGTGGGTGGACATTAACGTGCGCCTCGGTAAGGCGTCCATGGCGCGGGTGGCGGCCCAGCTGAAGGCCCTCGCTGGCGGGAACGTGTTCGAGTCGATCGGCCGCAACCTGAACGACTTCCTGCGGAACCTGGATACGGCCGCAGTGAAGATGGGCACCGTGTCCACCTTGATTGGTAGCGCAATCTCGGTGGTCGGCTCCGGCCTGGGCATGTTCTCGTCCTTGGCTGTGGGGATCGCTAAGTCCACTCCGGCACTGTTGGCACTGCCGGGCATCTTCGGCACTGCCGCCGCCGGGGCGGGAGTCCTGATTGCGGCACTCAAGGACACGAAGACTGTCCTCGAGGACCTGGGGCCGTCGTTCCAGAACCTTCAGACTCAAATCTCGGGCGCCTACTGGGAGCAGGCGGCTCAGCCGATCCGCGACTTCGCTAATGTCGCCATCCAGGAGCTGTCGCCTGCGCTCCAGACGATCGCCTCCAACCTGGGGTCCATGACCGCCGCCATCGCTGGGGCTGCTGGCGGGCATATTGCTGGCTTCCAGCAGTCCCTCACATACCTGTCGCAGGCGCTGGCGATCGGGTCCACGGGGGCGGCGTCGTTCACTAACGGCATCCTGACGATGGGTGAGGTGGGGGCGAAGTTCCTCCCCAGCATCGCCCAGTGGGCAAACAACCTGGCCGCCTCGTTCGAGCAGTGGGCAGAGAAGGCGGCCGCATCCGGCCAGATGGAGGCGTCCATTCGTCGCGCCGCACAGGCGTTCGGCACCCTCAAGGACATCACGATCGACCTGGGCGGGATCATTGGCGGCCTCTTCACCGCTATGGCGAACGGGTCCGCTCCGATCGACTCCATTGCCGATGCCCTGGACAAGGCGAACAAGGCCGTCAATGGCCCCCTGTTCCAGGCGACGCTGACGAACCTGTTCTCCTCTATGGGGCAGGCTGCTAGCTCGGCGTTCCAGGGTGTTGGGAAGCTCGGCGAGGCGTTCGTGTCTCTCGAGCCGACTCTTGGTGTGGTGCTTCCCCTGATTGGTGAGACGCTCCGCACTGCGCTCACTGGGCTCGCTACGGCCCTCGAGAATCCTGCGTTCCAGGATGGTCTGGCGAACTTCTTCAACAGCCTCCTAGTGGCTGTGCAGGCGCTCGCTCCGGCCATGCCTGCCCTGGGTGAGGCGTTCGGGGCTATCGCCACTGTCGCGGGCACCCTGCTTGAGGCTATCGCCCCCCTGGTGGCCCAGCTGGTGGAGGGGCTGGCCCCGATCTTCCAGCAGCTGGTTCCGATCCTCACGCCGATCATCGAGCAGCTGTCTGCGGCGCTTCTCCCGGTGATCCAGGCCTTGGTGCCTGTCATCTCGGAGATCATCGCCCAGCTCGCCCCGATCATCTCCGAGTATCTGCCGCAGATTCTGCCGCCAATCTCGAACCTGATTGTGCTGCTCGCGTCCGCCCTAATCCCGGCGATCCAGCTGGTGGGGAAGGTTATGCAGTGGCTTATGCCTCTGGTTATGGCGTCGTGGAACTCGATCATGTCTACCGTGACTGGTGCAATCCAGGTTATCAAGGGCATCATTCAGACTGTCCTCGCTGTCATCAAGGGTGACTGGTCAGGTGCCTGGAATGGCATCAAGACGATCGGTGAGGGTGTCTGGAACCTCATCAAGGGGTCCTTCGGCGTATTCGGCAACAGTATCATGTCGCTGGCATCCACTGCCTGGAATGCGGTGTTGAATACTATCAAGTCCGTGTGGAACTGGATCACCTCGACCATCAGCAATGCCATCAGCAGTGCCCGTAGCCTCGTAAGTGATGGGTGGTCGTTCATCAGGAACGCCACGGCGTCCATGTGGAGCGGTATCGTGAGCACGGTTGTCAGTTGGGTCAACAATATGATGAACACTGTCCGCAATATCCCGAACAATATCAAGAACGTATTCTCCAATGCGGGGTCGTGGCTGTGGAACGCGGGTAAGAGCGTCATTCAGGGTTTCATCGACGGCATCTCCTCCATGTTCAGCTCTGTCCAGAACAAGCTGTCCTCTCTGACGTCGTACCTGCCTTCATGGAAGGGTCCCGCCCCTGTCGATAAGGTCATCCTGAGGGATGCTGGGCGCCTCGTCATGCAGGGCTTCATTGACGGGCTGGAGTCGCAGTATGATGCGGTCAGGGACTCCCTGGAGGGCTTCACGGATGACCTGGCTAACGACATCTCTCCGGATATCGCAGCCCATGTCGCACCGTCGTTCGAGAAGGCGAAGCCGTCCCGGGACGCCCTGAACACTCTCTCGTCCGTGGCGGCTGGAAGCAAGGCGGCCAGCGGCGGGACCGTCAACATCACCAACTACTACCCGCAGGCGCAGAGCGACTCCAAGACCAGGGATGATGTCGCTGACGGCATCCGCCTCGCATCGTCGATCTAGTAGAATGGCTTCATGTCTAGCGAGTATGCACTCAATGGGGTAGACCTGGATCAGCCAGGGAAGTGGCGGGTGATGCAGGGGACGCTGCTGCCCGCCGTCCCTGGGCCTCGTCTTACCTCCACTGAGGTGCCGTTCCGCAATGGGGTCATTGATGGCGCTGGGCAGGGGGTCGATACCTTCAAGGTGACGATCGCGTTCATGGTCGAGGGGGGCTCCCGCGGTGACCTTGATCGTAACTGGCAGGCGCTTATGGCTCGCCTGCGGAACTCCGGTCAGCTCGCCCGGCTCCAGCACCGCCCCGCGGGGGGTGCCCCCAAGGAGGCCCTTGTGCGCCTCGTGAGCGTGTCTCAGCCGCAGTGGCGGTATGGGGAGTGGGCTATCGACACCACCGTCGTCTTCGAGGCCGTGGAGGGCGTCTGGAAGGACGAGACGGCCATTGAGGTTCCGCTCACTGACCTGTCCCGCCTGGCCGGGGGGGCTGCCCCCATCATGGACGCTCTCCTGAAGCTCACCCCTACGGGCAACACGTGCACGATCGTCGACCAGGCGTCCGGCACGTCGCTCACCTGGCGGGGAACCATGGAGCCCAGTCAGAGACTCCTCATTGACGTGGGCAAGTACTCCGCATGGAGGCAGGTGTCCGAGCGCTGGTACCCGCTACAGGGGGCGCTCAACGCGTCAGCCGAGATCAGCATGTCCCCGAGCGGCTTCCAGCTCACCCCCAACCATGAGGGGAAGATCGTCTTGCAGGTCACGGGAACTACAGGCCTCATTCAGGCGAGGAGGGCTTACTGATGCGCCGCGACTACTTCCCCGGCATGCAGCTGCGTGCTGTCGCCTACGAGGTGCAGGGTGCGAGGATCGGGGTTGTGCCCGACATCCTGGAGATGACGGTCACCACGCCGCGCGGGAAGACCCCCACGCTATCCATGTCTTACGCCCCTGGCCCTAACGCCATCCGGGGGGATGTGCTGGAGCGTGAGGTCGAAGTTGCCGTTGAGGCTACCTTCAACGGGACCGACTGGGAGGAGCTGCCGGACGCCCGCTTCGTCACCCAGAAGACCGAGCACAATCTCGTCAACGACGGCACGGACTCGCGCAAGGTGAGCGCCATCCATGTGAGCGACTACCTGAAAGAGGCGCTCGTCTGGTCCGTGCCTGTCGAGGCGAAGGACAAGGAGGGGAAGTTCAAGTTCCTCTCCCGTAACGCTGGGGCGATCATCGGCACCGTCTGGCAGAACGCCGCCAAGCGTGGCTGGGGCGCCGGGCTCGCCTTGGATGCCAACACGGTGAAGGACTCCGCGAACCAGGACTGGGCTAAGGTCGTAACCCTGTACTTCGACCCGACGATCAGCCTCCTCCAGGTGGTTGACTCCCTCCGCGACCTCGGCATGATCGACACCGTGTGGCAGGGGCGCACCTTCAAGGTGTACAACGCTGACACGACTCAGGCGCGCGATCTGACGGCCTCGAAGCGTTGGCCGCTCGCCACTACGCTCACAGGGGCCCCTGAGGCCGCCACATGGGCGGACATGTGCACCGATGTCCTCGTGAAGGGCGAGGCTGGTAGGACGTGGCTCATCCATAACGACCTTGCCCCGAAGGGGATGCGACGTATCGAGAAGGTCGTTGAGGCTGGCGGCGTGGAGCTGGAGTCCACGGCGCGCCTTGTCGCCGAGGCCACCCTCAAGTCAGGCGCCCACGTGAGCGAGGAGATTAAGCGCGAGTGGGCCGCCACCGACGTGCACCTCCTCCCCTGGGTCGACTACCGCCTCGGTGACTGGATCATGGTGGAACGCAAGGCTGGGATGGAGCGCCTCCAGGTCGCCCAGATCAGCGTCACCCAGAAGAACGGGATGGTGGTCGGCCACACCACCTTCGGCACCGTCCTTGACAGCCTCCTGGGGCGCCTGACGAAGCGCACGAAGGGCATCGTTGGGCTCGCCTCCACCTCCGGTAGTGGCGTGCGCCCTAGTCAGCCGACGAGCAAGTACTGGCCCCTCCCCCCGCAGGGCCTCACAGGCTCCAGCCGCGCCATCACCAACTCGGAAGGGTGGGTGCGGGCCCTCGTAGACCTCCAGTGGGGGCGCGTCGAGACCGACACCCTAGGCAATGCTGTCGATGTCGTCTCCTATGAGGTCGCATGGCAGCTGTCCATGTTCGGGACAAGTATCGCGGGCTCCATGGTTGTGCGCGGCGCCGACACGACGAAGGCCACCGTTGGGCCACTGCTCCCGGGGATGGAGTACCGGTTCTCGGTGCGAGCCCAGAGCTCTAACGCCACTGGCGCCTGGTCGCAGCCGCTGATTCTGACCACGGAGTCTGACAGGGAGCCACCGCCAGTCCCTTCCCGCCCGGTCCTATCGCAGTCGCTCGGCGTGCTCCAGGTGTGGTGGGATTACGCAGGCCAGAATGGGCAGAACATGCCTGCCGACTTCGCGGGCGTTGAGGTGTCAGTGCAGCACCCTGGGCGCCCCCCGGCGAAGTTCGCGGACATGATTACCCCCATGCAGCGCACCTCTATAGCAGGCCTGGAAATCCGGGACTACGAGGTGTGTCTTCGGGCGTATGATCGAGCTGGGAACAAGTCCGAGTGGGGCCCTAAGGCGACCATTACGCTCGAGCAGTCCATTGACACGAATGCGATTGTTCGGTCGGTTGAGGAGAAGATCGCAGCCAGTGATGTTCTACAGCGGGCCGCCCGAGCCGAGGCCCTTAAGGAGACCCAGAAGCTCTCCGAGGCTATGACTCAGGTTGCGGTATCCTTGGTGGAGACAGGCCCATACCCGCCAGACAAGGGCGTGGTTGACAAGTCACAGTGGGTGTCCCCGGACGCTCGCGTATTCACGTTGAGGAAGAAGGGAGACTGATATGCCATATTGGGGGAACGTTTGGAAGGATGGCCCGGATGGGCGCACACCCATTACGGCGGCGAAGCTCACCAAGATGGAGGATGGTATCACCTCTGCGCAGTTGGAGGCGGAGAGGGCGTCAGAGTCCGCGGGCGTGGCTCGCGGGGCACTCCAGAGCGTCAACAACTCCTACCTGTCTGTCGTGGATGCGATTGTCCCCATCGGGGCAGTACTCCCCTTCTACGGGTCCCGGCCGCCGAAGAACTGGCTCTTGTGCTACGGGCAGGAAGTGAGCCGCACCGAGTACAAGGCCTTGTTTGACGCGATCGGAACCGCTGCCGGTAGTGGTAATGGTTCCACCACGTTCAACATCCCAGACCTCAAGGGGAAGGTCATCTACGGGCAGGGGAGCACGGACGCGCTCGTCACTGGCTCGACCGTCGGCGAGACCCACCACACGCTCACCGTAAACGAGATGCCCTCACACGGCCACGACCTCGTGGACTCCAACAACCAGGACTCCAACTGGAGGGCCGGTAAAGCGAATACCGACATCGGCTGGAACGACGCCTCCGGCAATGGCTACACCTACGCCATGTCCACAGGAACAACAGTGGCCGATCGGCGCCCCTACGCGAAGAACGTAGGCGGCGGCCGGCCATTCCCCATCCGCCCCCGCGGCTCCGTCGCCTCCATGATTATCCGCGCGAAGTGAGGTGAGCTGTGGCTGAGATCAAGGATGAGTACATCCAGTGGCCCGGCCCGGCCACGTTTCCCGCCGAGACCGCATTCCCGGCCTACGATCGCTCAGCCGACGGTAACACGACCGTCCACTCCCACAAGGGATGGGAGTGGGTAGAGTCTGACAACCCGTTCCAGAAGGCCGCCGCGTCGTTGGCGCAGTCCACGATCGAGGCGTCCATCCGCAGGATGCGCACGACCTTCGGGAAGGTCTTCTACCAGAAGGGCAACTCCACAGACAAGCCCGACTTCCCCGGGGAAACCTATGGGGATACGGCCCGAATCCAGGACCCCTCCACCCTCGACATCGTGGCTGAGTGGAAGTGGAACGGTATTGACTGGGAGCGCGCCCGCGTCTCCGGCGAGCAGATCAGCAACCTCGACGTGGGGCGCCTCACCGCGGGCTCCGCAGCCATCAACGACCTCGCTGCCCGGCGCATCGCTGGAGATATAGGCAAGTTCCTCCAACTCACCACAGACCAGCTGACCGTCACCGGTAATGCATCATTTGTTGACCTCACGGCGAAGCACGTGTGGACCCGCATCATCAATGCCCGCAGTGGCGAGTTCGAGAAGATCAAGGCAGGCATGCTTGCCGCGAACTCGGTGACAGCAGACAATCTGCGCGCAGGGGCCATTGACGGTCAGGTCATCACGGGCGTATCCATTCAGACTGATCGCCAAAATAACCGCGGACTTAAGATCGACAATGACGGGATGCGCGTCTACTCCTCCAGTGGGTGGAAGTCGCTAGACATTAACGCACACACCGGAGAGATCATCATCGATGGCCGCATCGGGCGGCGGGATAGCTGGTCGGAAACCTACTTCAATGACATTGTGTGGTCGTCCACAAACTCTGACGTCGGCCGTGAGGGCAACAAGATCGGCGTGGGCCTGTCGTTCAATTCACTGGAGGATGATTGGTGGGATGGTGCGCTCTTCATGTCGAAGTCCGCGCAGGGGGTTCCGATGCTCAAACTGCATTCTCCTCTGCGTAAAACCGGCCAGAACGATAAGGACACTCCTCGCCCGTATGTTTCTGTCAGTACAGACGGGGTTAGCTTGTACACCGGTTCGGATAATGGCAGCACATATGGGACGCTCAACCTTAGTAAGTATGGATTAAGTGTGCGCACACACTCCAGTTCCATGACCGTCAACGACGGTGGCATCATGTACTGGAAGGACAATAAAATTTCAACTGGTGTTGACCATGACTCCGCCTGGTTGAAGCCGCTGAAGTACCTTGACGACCCTAAGACAGGGTTCTACATCACTCCATCGCAGATCGTGATGGGGTGGAAGGGTTCCGCTTACTGGGTCGACAACTCCGGTGTCCACATGTCCGGCACGAAGAAGTTCACGATGCGAGTGCCTGAGGTTACCAAGAAGACAGGCATGTGGCTGTCGCACTCCTGTACAGAATCCCCCTACGACGGGATCGAGTACTGGGAGAACCTCACCCTGGACAGTGAAGGCAGGTGTACGTGGGAGCTCCCCGACTACGTGCCCGCTATCGCCTCCAAGAACGCCCCATGGATGGTGCTGTGCACCTCAGGGAGGGGGCGCCTCGAGAAGACCGGCTACGGCCCCGGGGCTGCACCGTGGAAGGTACACATCGAGGGGCAGCCTGGCGAGGAGGTGTCTGTCCTCGTGAAGGGCGCCCGCATTGTCGACACACCGCAGGCTGACGGCACAATCGAGTGGGTGGACTACGCTCGCCGCTCACCATGGGAGCTTGGGCTCTCATATATGGACACTACCCCCTCAGAAGACCAGGCTTACATCCTGGGCGGAGGGTATTATGGTCCTACTAGACCTCAGTCGGAAGGAGAATGAAGTGGGAGCCGGAAGCCAGGTTGACGCCATGGCAGTCATCGACATCCTCGCAATGGAGGTGGCCGCACTCACAAAGCGTGTCGCTATCGCCGAAGCTAAGGTGGTCGACTTTGAAGGTAAAACGAAGGAGAGTAAGTGAGTGTAGGGAGTGTTGCGGCGCGTATCGCTCGCCGCATCTGCGACCAAGAGGACGTCGGCTACAGTCAGCCCGATCGGCGAACCTGGTACGCCAATGCGGACTGGGAGGGGAAGGTGTCCTCTCCACAGAATGCCGACTGCTCCAGTCTCGCTGCTGGAGCGGTCTGTTACGGGTTGCATGACACCTACGGTGTCCCGTGGGGACACCCGGCCCTGCCGGAAATTAATGACCACTGGACGGGGAACCTGCGCCAGGGCCTCGAGGCTTGCGGCTTCGATGAGGTTCCATGGGCTGACGAGAACCTGACTCCGGACGGCGGTTTCCGTGCGGGAGATATCGTCCTGTCCGCAGCGAACGAGGGTGGTGTTGGTCACGTCGTTGTCATCGTCGAGGATGGTTATGACCCGCTGGAGTCTGAGGCTTGGATAGACGAGGATGGGGGTATCGATGGCTACTTGGGCGACCAGACCGGGGGTGAGACTCGCACTGCCCGCTACTCCTCGCACCCGCACACGCAGGCTGGCCGGTGGACTTCCTGCCACCGTTTCAATGAGGCGAAGTTCTTCCAGCAGTGGCCCGAGTTCCGCAAGGGGCAGCAGCCCGCACAGGCCAAGGCGCCCACCCCGCAGCCTCAGTCGGGCACTCCTGCCCATGCGCACGGTATCGACATCTCCAGCCACCAGGCAGGGCTCCATGTCGCCGCCATTTGGGCTGACTTCGTGATCGTCAAGGCCACCGAGGATGACGACTACCAGAATCCCTACATGGGGTCGCAGGCTAACGCCACCCTCGGGGCCAGTAAGCGGCTGGGTTTCTACCACTTCGCCCGCCCCGGCGACGCCCAGGCGCAGGCCCGCTACTTCGTGGACTCTGTGCGCGACTACCTGGGTAAGGCCACCCTCTGGCTCGACTGGGAGGCGAACGCTGTCCCGCAGGGGCCGGGCTGGGCGAAGGCCTTCCTTGACACGGTGCGGTCTCTCACGGGAGGCACCCCCGGCATCTACATGAACGGCAGCGCCCTGAATGGCTACGACTGGTCGGCCGTGGCCCGCGAGTACCCGCTCTGGTATGCGGGCGGCCAGAGCTACTCGGACTACGGCACCTCCTACAGCGACCCTGCTATCCCGAGCGTCTCCTACTGGGGGTCCCCGCTGATCCACCAGTACACAGAGGATGGTCGACTGCCTGGCTACAGCGGCACTCTCGACCTGAACCGGCTCCGCGACCGCTCCACGTGGGACCGGATGATCGGCGGTGGACAGGTCATCTCTGGCGCCCCCGCGCCGGTGTCCACTTCCGGTGCACTCCAGGTGGATGGCGAGTATGGTCCTGCGACCATGAAGCGCCTCATCGACGTCTTCGCCCCCGGCTACAACGAGACTTACGCTGTGGCGAACCTGCGCCGCTACCTGAACAGCACGGTTGCGTCTAGCGCTCAGCGGATGCTCATTGGGGCGGACAAGCTTCCCGAGGATCGCGGCTGGGACTCGCATGTGATCCGCGTCTTCCAGTACTGGGCTTGGTGCTTGGTGAAGCCTGCCGCCCCTGAGGTGTGGAACCGTTTCGCTGGCGGCTGGAGCTTCGGCGAGTATGTGGATGGTGAGCCTGGTGAGGCTACGTGGGCGGCCCTCCAGGAGGCGCTGAACCGGTCGCGCCCGGGGTCGTTCCGGCTTATGTGACCTCGTTTGACGCAGTGTAAACTAGGGGGTGGGGCAGAAGTCCTGCCCCCTAGTTGTTTCCGAAAGGGGTGAGTGCATGAGCATTTACGCTCGAGCCTCATTCTGGTCTGGCGTCTTCGACCGCGCCGTGAAGACCTTCGCCCAGTCCCTGCTCGCCACCTTCGTTGTGGGTGTCGGCATTCTCGACATTGACTGGAAGGGGGCGCTCGGTATCGCTGCGACCGCCGTCCTGGCCAGCGTCCTAACCTCCATCGCTGACGCGAAGGAGACGGACAAGGCGATCGCCACGGCACCCGTCGAGTACACTCCCCGCCACGCGAGCTGAGTGACCAGTGCAGCCAGTAGATAGCGTCCTGCCGATAGGCCAGATACTCACGTCGCCTGATCTCATTGCGGCTACGGTCGCGCTGCTGGCTGCGCTTGTGGCTCGACTCGCAAGTAGACTGAAGAGGCAGCAGGCGCAGAATGACGAGCGCCTGGAGCGAATGAGTGTTCATGTTGCTCGGGCCGCTGATGCCGCTGAATCCGCATCCGAGGGGGTGCACAACAACCACGCCACGAACCTGCGAGACGACCTAGACATGCGATTCGATGACCTGACCTCGAAGATGGACGCCCTGGCGGAGGCTGTCGGGGCTCTCCGGGAGAGTGTTGTGGATCAGTCGCACCGCATCCAGGGCCTGGAGGGGCAGGTTGAGGGCGTCAGGAATGACGCGCGCGCTGACAGAGCTCATCTTTACGACGAGGTATCCAGCCTTCATGATCGGATTGATAGAGTGAAGGTTGTAACGAATCGGCGTCAGGAGAGTTCGTGAACCAGGGGTACGCACGCATCACAGGTAAGGTGGTTGGCCCTGAGGGGCTCGGCCGGATGGGGCGCGTTGAGTTCACTCCGCTCCCCCACTACAAGGGCGTTGAGGTGGATTCCACTAACGCCCTCATTGCCCACTACGCGGCCGGGCGACTCCGTTCCGACGGCATCCTCGTCAACCACGACGGTGACCCATTCCTGAACATCGCAGCCCCATCAACCCTGCCTGACGGGGAGCAGAACTACCGGGTGTGCGTCAACATCCCCGGCGACACAGGCCTCACCCGCTGCGTCAACGCGCGCATCATCGCTGGCACCGAGGTTGGCCTCGTAGACATCTTCTCTGGTGTCGCCGTTGAAGACCCGTCTGACCGGGATGGGCGTCGCGTCCGCGACATCGGAGACGGGACCCTGGAAGCAATCAACGCCCCCGACGTGATCGAGGTCGGGGACGGAGTACTCGCATGGAGGACTAATGGCTAACCTGACCTGGTATAGCACAGAGAAGGCTGACCGCACTTTCGCCACTAAGGCGGAGCTTGATGCTCTGCGTAAGGCGTCTGAGGGGCGCACCCCTGACGTGTCTGCGCTGGCTACGAAGGAGGAGGTGACTCGGGGGGATGATTCCCTGTCTTCGCGTATTGAGGCGGTGAAGGCCACGGCTGACGGGGCACTCCCCAAGGCTGAGGCTGCCTCCACGTATGCTACGAAGGAGGAGGCGCTGGCGTCGGAGCGGAAGCTCGGCGAGCGCATCACCTCCATGGCTACCACGGCTGCCACGAAGACGGAGCTGGCCCAGTACGCCACCAGCAAGGCGGTCGCTGACACCTACGCCACGAAGGAGTCCCTCGGAGGCTACCTCAAGTCTGAGGATGCCGCCTCCACGTACGCCACGAAGGCGGCCCTCGCGCAGGCCCAGCTAGGTGGTGGTGGGCAGGCTGCACCCGACTTGTCGGGTTTCGCCACGAAGACGGAGATGCGACAGGCTGATGATGCACTGTCTGCGAAGGTGGAGGGTGTGCGCGGTGTCGCTAACCTGGCCCTCCCTAAGACGGAGGCCGCCTCAACCTACGCCACTAAGGCGGCCTTGGCTGAGGTGCGTGGGGCTATCCCGACTGTGCCTGATATTTCCCGGTTCGTCACCTCCAGTGACGCCGACAGCAAGTATGCCCGCAAAACTGACCTCACCCAGTACGCCACCACCACGGACGCTGACGGTAAGTATGCAACCAAGGCGGCACTCTCCGACTACCTCACCACCGCCACTGCGGCCGGCACGTACTCCACCAAAACACAGGTTGCGGCCATGGGGGACAGTATCCGCAACGCTAGGGCGATCGCAGATGCAGCTCTCCCGAAGGCTGAGGCTGCCTCCACCTACGCGACCAAGGCCGAGCTGAGTCAGGCGCAGGCCGGCGGGCACGTGGACTTGTCCTCCTACCTCACTCGGGATGACGCCTACAGCACCTTCGTGCAGCAGCAGAACCTCGAGCGTGAACTGGCCCAGAAGGCAAGCCTGGAGGACGTCAATGCAGCCACGCGCCGGGTAGACGCACTCGGCAAGATCATCTCCCCGTTCAAGCCTGGGGAGCGCTACTACAGCCCCGTCACCTACTTCTGGCCCGACTACTATGATGACGGCAAGCCCGGGAAGACCTCGAAGTGGGCCAACATCCTGAAGTTCGCGGGCTCTCTCGGCATTGTCATCCTGAACCGCAACAGCGGCAACTGGGATGAGTTCAACGTCGACTTCAAGAAGCAGGCCGAGCTTGCGCTCGCGGCTGGGGCGAAGCGTGCCGTGTTCTACGTGAAGACCCAGTACCTCGCCGCCACGCTCCCGGCTGGTGACCCTGGGCGCGCGAACGTGCCTGACGTGGACAAGTACACGGAGGAGTACATCCTCTCCCAGATCGATAAGGCCAAGACCCAGTACGGGGACGTCTGTCAGGGCGTGTTCCTCGACGAGGCCATCAACGGGTGGGGCACCCAGGCTGGACGCATCCCCGCCTACAAGTCCCTCATTGACCGGATTCGCGCCAAGTATGGCAAGGACTTCCTCATCGTCATCAACTCGGGGTCGAACATCTCCGAGGAGATGTGCAAGCTCGACTTCGACGTGTGCATGATGTTCGAGAAGGACGCCACAGCGTTCCTGAACGAGGACCCCGGGACCCCGATCCTCCCAGACCACATGAAGGCGTACCCCTCCACCCGCTGGTGGGCCGTCGTCCATGGCGTCACCAGTGAGAACTACAAGAGCGTGTTCGACAAGGCCGACAAGCTTGGCATCGCTCACCTGTACATCACGGACGGGCAGCTGCGCGAGGACCCGCAGCAGGGGGGTCAGTGGGAGCCGATCGGCAACCCCTACGCGAACCCGCCGTCGCAGCACGTCCTCGGGCTCGTGGTGCCCTGGCTGAAGGGCTACCTTCCGCTGAAGCTTGAGGTGGAGGAGCTGCGCTCGCGGCCCGGGGTGCTTTCGCTCGGTAAGCATGAGCAGGTCCCGTCGGGTACTCCGGCGGGCACGATCGTCGTCAGGAAGGACGCATAGTGGCAGACAGTATCTTCCCGGTTCTGGGGGCGTGGTGGCGCAGTAAGGGCTCCCGGCAGGGTGACGGGGCGACCCTCCCTGCCGGGGCGTCCACCACCCCCTACGACAGTGCAGCCATGCCTGTGGGGTCCCGGAAGTTCACCTTCGAGGTCGACTACCAGGACACTGCGGAGGCCCGCATTGACCTGCGCGTGAACTGGTTCAACGACAACAAGGTCAAGATCAA